ACACTAATCTTGGATTTGAGACAGACGTTGGCAACCAGAATTTTCTCGGTGCCAAAAACCCGGACAGCGCACTTTCCGTTGAATTTTATATGTTCGAGGAAATAGATGCCTGGGGAAGCATGGTCGAATCACAAAAAGTTGGCAGGAAAGTCACTATCAAGAAAAAACCTGCACCTTTTATCAGGATCGCCACTCCGGGCGATAATACCAATATCATGCAGCTTAAAGTGCGGGAAGATCACAAACAACGGTTCCGTCCACAATGGCTTAATTTTCAAATAGAAGAAGGATTAATTGAAGATCATATACAAGGCTGGCGAATTGAAGAATGGGATTATTTAAAAGACCAGCTTGAACTAATCCGTGACCTCAAACATATGCGCTTTCACACCGTTGAACAGATAGCTAATGCTTCCGATGCACAGGTTCAAGGCATGGGAATGTCAGGAAACGGCCTGAGAATAGAAGCAAAGAAATCATTAAATGACAGCATTGCCCAACAGTTGAAAGATGTTGAGGCTAAAAAAGATGAAGAAATCAATAACTTAAAGGCAGACCTGGAAGGCCAGAAAGAGGTCAATTCAGGGTTACAAGTCCAGATTGATCAGATCAACAAGATGATGGACAAAAAACAAAAAAAAGGTAAGTAATGGCTAATTCCACCCTACTAATCTTGGTACAACACGCCCTTCAGGGTATGGGTGTCGTGTCGTTTGACCAACCCTCAACAATAATTAATAACTCTAATCAGGATATCACGCAGTTACTTGCTCTGATTAATATGGAGGGAGATGGCGTTTCAAGAGAGTATGAATGGCAGGACTTGGTGTCACAGGCACTCCTGGATGCCACATTCTACGCTTACACAGGTGATACAACAGCGGACTCAACATCACTGACTAATATGAGTTCTATTGTCAGCTTGACAACTAACTTTGCAGTAACCGGCCTGTATATACCACAGGACTCTATGATAGCTGCCGCACCTACGGGGACAACAGTTGTCCTGAATCGGGAAGCTACCTCTGCGGCTACCACCTCAACTTTTACTTTCTCCAAGGTCTTGTTTGATAAACCTTCGGGCTTTGACCGTCAGATTGACCGAACCCATTGGGACAAAGACCAACGATGGGAACTGTTAGGACCTGAGACTGAACAACAGTCCAACTGGTTGAGGTCTGGCTATATAGCAACAGGCCCCAGAGTTCGATACTGGTGGGAAGGCAACCAAATAAGAATATGGCCGCCTTTAGGTGCTAACCGGACATTATCACTTTCATATCTTTCCAAGCATTGGGTCGCAGCTACCGGGTCCGCAATAGGATCAAAGCAATATTTTACAGCGGATACCGATACTTGCATTTTCCCTGATGCACTAATGCACTCCTTAATCAGGCTTAAATATTTTCAGGTTAAAGGACTTGATACGAGTGCCCTTAATCGGGAGTACAACAGGCAATTAGACTTAGCCAAGTCCTATGATGCTGGAAACCGTACCCTGTCAATGGCACCCACCCAATCTGACATATTAATTGGATGGGAGAACGTACCAGATTCAGGATATGGCGCCTAGCGCACAAAGGTCCCTACCCGCTTCTTTACCTGCCCCGACAGGTGGGTGGAATGACCGTGACTCCATCGCAGCGATGGCTGTCAACGATGCGGTGACTATGGTTAACATGTTCCCCAATACCACAGATGTGGATTTACGTTTTGGGTATTCTGATTTTGTCACAGGTATCGGCTCACAAGTCGAGACGCTGATGTCATATGATGGCGCGAATACCTCTGAAATGTATGCGATTGCTAATGACTCCGTATACAACGTCACCTCCAGCGGCGCGGTAGGTGCAGCAGTATTAGGGTCGCTCTCAAATGCAAGATGGCAGTATGTCAACGTGGCAACGACAGGTGGTAATTTCCTGGAGATGTGCAACGGTGCGGATGCAGTCTATACCTATAATGGCACAAGCTGGGTAAGTCAGGCCGGGAATATTACGGGCGTCACCTCCAGCACCTTAATCGACATTACCCTCCATAAAAACCGGGTTTGGTTCGTTCAGTTAAACACCTTGACAGCCTGGTATTTACCCACACAGTCTATTAGTGGTGCGGCCAATTCGCTGGATTTAAGGGCATATTGTCCTCATGGCGGTATTTTGATGGCGATGGGCACCTGGACTATAGATGCCGGTTATGGTGTGGATGATTTGGCTGTATTTGTCACCAGCAATGGTGATGTGGCAGTCTTTCGCGGGACCGACCCTGCGTCCGCTACCACATGGGCAATTGTCGGGGTCTGGTATATCGGCAGCCCGGTGGGTAGACGATGCTTAATTAAATATGGCGGTGATCTCCTTATCATCACACAGGATGGACTTCAATCCATGTCAGCCGCGCTGCAATCTTCCCGCACCAACCCACGCGCCTCACTGACCGATAAAATTCTGGCTGCAATGACATCTGCCATATCCAGCTATTCCAGTAATTACGGATGGGAAGTAATTCATTACCCCAAACAGAATATGCTGATAATGAATGTCCCCATCAACGAAGGCTCCTTGCAGCAACAATATGTGATGAACACTATCACGGGGGCTTGGTGTCAGTTTAAAGGATGGGCAGCCAATACCTTTTGTTTATTTTCCGATCAACTTTATTTCGGTGGTAATGGCATTGTTGCTAAAGCCTGGGATACCAATCAGGATGCAGGTGTTGATATTGATGCTGAGACTCAGCAGGCTTTCAGTTATTTTGGCAGTCCCGGCCAGATTAAACACTTTACTATGATGCGCCCGACTTTTTCCATTAACGGTGATATCAGTATCCAAGGAAACATTAATGTGGATTTTGATACCTCTAGTCCGGTTTCAGCTTTAAGTATCGCACCCTTTCTGGGCGCCCTTTGGGATACGGGTTTATTTGACAGTGCTTTATGGTCAGAAGGTTTGTCATTATCGCGTGTCTGGCAGGGAACTACGGGTATCGGTTATTCAGGTGGACCACGAATTAAGGTCGCTGGTGATGGAAAACAATTAAAGTGGTTAGCCACCGAGGTGGTTTACGAACCGGGAGGTATCCTTTGATAACAGGTGATATAGCGTTAGTTGCCCCTTGGGTGGCTGATAAAATCAAAGGCGAAATAGACTGTCAGGCAGCGCTGGGTCAAATTTCAGACTCAGAAATAATAGCGGGAGTCGTGTATGATAATTGGAATGGAGCTTCAGTCGAAGCCACGATTGCCATCGCCGGGGTGATGACCCCTGCTTATTTGGCCGCAATCTTTCATTACCCTTTCATTCATCTGGGGGCTAAGAAAATAATTTGTCAAGTTGTAGAAACGAATATAAGTAGTGTAAACTTATTAAATAAAATGGGATTCCAGCTTGAAGCGCAAATACTTGACGCTCATCCTGAAGGTTCCCTCCTGCTCTATACCATGAGTAAGGAAAATTGTCGGTTCATTGGAGAGAGATATGTTAAAAAGTTGCAGGTGGCATAATGGGCAAGCCTAAAGCGCCGGTTCCTAAAACGCCTGACTACGCTGGTGCGGCGAGATCACAGACAGCAGGTTCGGTACAAGCCGCCATTGCAGCCAACCGCATGGCGAATCCGGATATCTATACGCCATTAGGAAGTCGTACCTCCAGGCAAACCGGCGCCTATCAAGTCCCTGGAATCGGTGGCGAACCTGGATATGCAATTCCCACCTACGCACGGGACATCAGGCTGAGTCCAGAGCAAGAAGATTTATATCGGAGGCAGACGGGACTCCAATCTGGACTCCTGGGATTAGGCCAAGGGGCACTGGAAAGAACCGCACAGTCACTTAACCAACCTATCGGGCCATTCCCGCAAGGTGTACCACAGCGTCCCCAAGCGCCACCGCAACGTGCTTATCAACCTCCCCCGGCAGCACCAAGACCCACCCAGGCTCCACAAGCTCCACCGCCTGTGGCACAGCCCGCAGCGGGGCCGGATTACGGTGCGCAAATGAACAGAAATCGAGAGAGAAGGCGATCTTTAAATGCAAGACGCCAAGGTTTGCGTGGGAGAGGAAGTGGCGCACAGAAACAGAGACTTGCAAGGGAAATACGGAAACTGGATAGACAGTTTAAATCTCTAAGAGATAGGCGGGATACGGCCCCCGAGCCAACTGCTCAACCAGCGGCACAAGCACCAAGACAACCTATGCCCCAAGCTGCCCCTGCGCCTATGCAACAGCCTGGAGGACAACGCGTTGCTCCACAAGAGTTTGGAGACAGGAATGCAATGGGTCAGGCTCCACGGATGCAGCCGTTGACGGAACAAGCTCCACCGCGCGCCAATACTCTTCGACAGCTTCAGAGGGGAGAGAGAGGTGATACTGGCCTCCGTGGTTGGGCTGCCCCCCCTGGGTCTGGAATCTCATTTCCAGGGGGGCCTGGTGGACAAACGCCAATGGCTCAACCTATGGGGGCACAGCGTCCACCTATGCAACAGCCTATGGGTCAGCCTATGGCTGCTCAGTCTATGCAACAGCCAATGGCTCCGCAGGCCGCACAGCGTCCACTATATCAAGGTGCCCCAGGGGGAGACATGTATGATGTCCAGTCAGGTATTTCCAGGGATTTATTAGGCACTGGCGTTTCTTCAGCTGCGCAGGCCAGAAGGAGTTTAGAGCAACCTTTTAATGCTCAATCTCTCATCGATTTATCAAATCAAGCCTACCAACAGCAAACCGCTAGACTTGACCCGCAATGGCAACAAAATGAAGCACAACAACGGCAAATGCTGGCGAATCAGGGATTGACCCCCGGAACCGAAGGCTATGACAACGCCATGCGAGTATTCAACCAGCAGAAAAATGATGCTTATACCCAAGCCCGTAGGTCGGCTGATGACACGATGACTCGGAATTTTCTACTGGAGGCCGCCAGACGAGGGCAACCCCTACAGGAACTATCAAATCTGCAACGAGCCTCGATGGAGACATTACCGCAGACTTACCAGATGGATATTGCCAGACGGATGCAGCCGTTGACGGAATTGAATGCGATACTGTCAGGGACACAGCCACAAATGCCACAATTCCAGCCCGTCCAGTATCAAGGGGTGCAAGGTCCTAATCTCTTAGGCGCAGCCGAGAGACAAGGGGCTTATGAACGGAATCTTTATAATCAGCAGATGGGCGCGAGAAACGTTTGGACACAAGGACTTTTTGGCCTAGGCGGGGCAGTCGCAGGAATGGACAGATGGAATTAAATAATGCCTGAACCTATCTCATTCACTCAAGGGGGATATACAAACCCCAATACGCTTGAAAGGCAACGTCTTCTCGCTCAACAACTGCGAGAGAGAGGCGCGGCACCCATTCCAACCCAACAGGGCGTTCCTATCCAATGGACTCAAGGTCTGGCTAAACTGTTAAATGCTTATTTAGGTGGACGAGCAACTCGCGGTGTAGAGGAAGCAGAGGCGAGGAATATTGAGTTAGGACAACAGGATTTAGCGCAAGTAACTGATTTGGTAACGCGTGGGAACATTAACCCCAGAAATGTTGTTGGCCCTGGTGGTGAACAATTAGGGACCATCCCCGGTTATAAGACAGATTTTAAAACACCGGGCGCGGAATCTATGTATGCCCAAGCTAGGCTTGATGAGGCCCAGCAGAACCGATTATTAACTCCTGAGCAGGAAGCCCAGAAATTAAGGCTCGCGCAAGGAAGTGGGGGTTTTGGCCTAACTTCTAATGTGTTTCAAAAACCAGAGGATGGGTCATATTGGGAGAGAATTTTGAACAAAGACGGCACCTTTATAGATAGGCCTTTTGATGGGACTCCAACCAGAGGGATGCCTTATGATCCTGTTCGACGAGGTCTGATAACAGAGGCTGAGGAGAAGGCTAAGGCCACTGTTTTTCTTAATAATGCTGCTAGAGTAGGTGAAGTCAAGGCACTGCAAGCCTTTAACATCGTAGTGTCCCAATTGGAAGCCAAAAGTCAAACTGAAGCCGGTACTCTACTTAAAGACATGGAAAGCAGCCTCCCTGTACTTGAAGAAATGGTTGAGACTCTTCGTGGGCTTTCTAGGGACGCAACCCACACTATGGTAGGGCGATTCAGAGATGTTGTTTTTAGGGAATCGAACTTAGGTGTAGGTCCAGCGGGTAGGGCAAGGGCAAAATATTTGGCAACGGTTCGCAATAATGTTCTGCCTTTGTTAAGGCAGACATTTGGCGCTCAATTCACCGCTGCTGAAGGAGAGCAGTTATTTGCAACCTTGGGTGACGTTAATGTATCTCCGACGGAGAAAGAGGCTGTTTTAGACGCATTTATTACGTCAAAGAAGAATCATATTTTGAGTTTACAGAGAAGGACAGAGGGCGCGAATGTTCCTGGAACAATTCCTCCTCTAGGGACCGGTTTTTATGATGACACTTCTGCCCTTACTCCCGAGGAGCAAGCAGATCTTGATAGACTGGATAAGAAATATCCCAGATGACGACCGCGAGAGAAAGACTAGAAGAACTCAGACGCAGGGAAGCGAGAGAAAGACTAGAAGAACTCAGAGGCAGGGAAGCGAGAGAAAGACTAGAAGAACTCAGAGGCAGGGAAGCATCAGTATTACCGCCAGATAATATTGATCAAATACCAGAGGATTGGGCAACATCTGAAATGCCTGCTTGGAAACGTGCCTTAGCGGGTAGCGGAAAATTTTTCTCTGATGTGGGTACAGGTGGAAGAGATATTGCCATTGATTATTTCGGTAGTGATGAAGAACAACAGAGAAATAATGAACAGATCGCACTGGCTCAAGAACGCGATGTGCAATTAATGAATGACCCTTATGCACTAGGCGGTAATATAGGAACTGGTGTGGGGGCTTTACTGCCGACTATGGCTATTCCTGGGGCTAATACCTTGGTAGGGTCAGCACTAGCCGGAGGTGCCTATGGAGCGCTCCAACCTACTGCAACTGACCAGTCAAGAGGTGCGAATATTGTCCTTGGCTCAGGCGGTGGCGGGATTGGTTATGGTGCTGGTAAAGCAGTGGGCGCTGGGTTACAGACGATTGCTCCAGCAATTAGTGTTATGTATGATTTATCCAGACCCCCAATTGAACGGGCAACCAGAAAATTATCTGAAGCGTTAAGGCGAGATATTATGGAGCCGGAAAAACTCGCATCCAATTTACGGAAAATGGGACCACAAGCTACTATAGCCGATGCAGGTGGTGAAAATGTGCTAGGACTGGCTGACGCTGCTTTACAAGCACCTGGGATATCAAGAAACCAAGCGCTTGCCATGCTTAGCAGACGCCAACTTGGAAAAACAGGACGTACTATGGACGCCCTGTCTGACTCGATAGGTGATGAAAAGAACTTTTATGCTGTTCTGGATGATATAACCGCCAATCTGAAAAGCAAATCCTCTCCTCTATATAAAGAGGCTTTTGATAGTAACATGGATATGTCCTCACGTTTAATTGATAGGCTGCTCAAGACCCCAATAGGGAAAAAAGCATTCGCAGGGGCGAGAGAAAGAATGGAGAACAAAATGGCGATGCTTGGCAAACCAGAAGCAGAACTGACAGAGCAGATGAGGTTTCTCTCCAGTATCGATAGAATGGACAAAATCCCGATGGGTGTTTCAAAAGGATTAAAATTGAGAACACTTGATTTCATAAAGCAAGAACTGGATGACACGGTGACTAGAACTAAAAAACTTTATTTGAGAGGAGATGCTAGGAAAGGTGAATATCTTGATGCACTAGACATTAAAAATAAATTTGTTAAAGAATTAGACTCGCTGGATGTTAGTGGAGGAAAGTATGCCAGGGCAAGAAAAATCTATGCCGGGGATGCACAAAACAGAGAGGCTCTAGAAAACGGACGTAACTTTTTTAAAGATGATGCTGAGATAACAGAAAAACTATTATCTAGTATGTCTCAAGCTGAAAGGGAAAATTTCAGGGCTGGAGCAATGAGGGCAGTCAGGGACAAGATAGAATCTGCCCCGGAAGGTGGTGACGTATACAAGCGAATTTTTGGGAACGAGACAATAAAGAAAAAACTCAGGACGATTTTTCCAGACAGCCGAAGTTATGCTAGTTTTGCCCGTAAAATAAAAACAGAGGCCGATTTTTTTAAGACAAGAGCAAGAGTTACGGGAGGTGGCGCACAGCAATTACGGTCTGCTCAAGAAGTTGATATTGGAATTGACCCGGAATATACCGCAGGGGCGGTTTTATCTCCGTGGTACGCCACGGCCAGAGCAGGCATGCGTTTATTACAAAATCGTGGAGGATTGCCTGAGGATGTAAGAAACGAACTAGGTGGGATGCTGTTTGAACAATCCCCGCAGATACAAAGGAAGATACTCTCAGATTTATTGAAAGGACGCACGCCTCCATCAAAGAGTGATTGGGGAATTTCGACTGGTAGTGTGCTTAGTAAACCAGCCACCGTTCTTCCCTTTCTTGGTGGCGAGAATTAATTAATGCCCTTCTCAACAGGAACATTCAGCCTGTATTCCACCGGAAATCCCGTTGTAACCGGCACTGTTATATCCACTTCCTGGGCTAATAACACCCTGGATGACATAGCGACAGGTCTTAGCACCTGTATGCTAAAAGACGGCACTCAGACCCAAACTGCCCCCATCCCCTTCGCTGACGCTACCGATTCAACATCCGGCACAACGGGGTCGATTAATACCCTGGGCGGGATAGGCGTCACAAAAGACGTATCGGTGGGTGGCACGCTTAATGTCGCAGGTGACACCTCGGCTGGTGATGACGCCTCGGTGGGCTACACATCCGTTGATGGAATAATTTTGACGGGACAGGGTTCCACGCGGGATGTAACTATCAAAAATGATGCCGATGAGAACGTAATCGGTATCGCTACAGGAACACTTAATGTCGATATTACGGGTGTTGCCACGGCTTCCACCTTTGAGCCAGACGGAGATACAACGGCTGCTGATAATGCCGCCATTGGCTACACCTCCGTTGATGGAATTGTGATCACAGGCCAAGGCTCGACTAGGGATGTGACGATCAAGAACGATGCTGACTCAAATGTAATTGGTATACCCACAGGCACCACGGATGTAAATATTACGGGCGTCTGCACTGCTACCACCTTTGAGCCCGATGGCGATACAACGGCTGGTGATAATGCCGTAATTGGCTATACATCTGTGGACGGATTAGTTTTGGCCGGACAGGGATCGACCAGGGACATCACCATCAAGAATGATGCAGATACGAACATTATATCCATCCCAACAGGTACTACAGGGGTTGAATTTGGCGGGACAATCACGACAACAAGCGGGATTATTTTCAGCAATGAGACTTTAGATCAATACGATGAAGGGACATTCACGCCAGTTTTTAGTGACGCAGCCAGCGGGGGAAATGACTCCAGCACAACCATGTATGGCAGATATGTTCGAGTTGGTAAAGTGGTATCAGTCTGGATTCGGGGAGTCAATGTAGATACCACTGGTATGACAGCAGGTAATGATGCCTACATAACCGCCCTCCCTTTTACCACAGAAGCAACAAATAATATCGATTTCGCTGCAGCCACATCACTAAGTTCCGTCAATTTTGTCGATACACCCGCTACTGTATCTGCGGTGGCACAACACAACGCAACTGTATTCAGATGGGAAGAAACCAAAGATGCAGCCGGAACCGATTATTTAATTGTGTCGGAATTTACCAGCGGACAGGCCGATATAGCTGTTCAAATGACCTACGAGATTAACTGATGAAAATTGAATTATTAGGGCATACCAACTCATTTCATGCGAAGCTGACAAAAGCTGACGGCAAAGGTCACAGGGTTACCGTTCAAATACCTAGCGATTTTGAGGGCGATAAAGCCGCCTACGTGGAGTCACAAATCACCCTCCAGACAAAGGACCCGGAACTGGGGATTGATGCCTTTGACATGGAGGGGTTAAAAACCTTGGCTTTGGAATGCTTTGATCCCGAATTTACCGATAGAGTTGAGATTAGTGAAACGGTGGAAATAGTCGATGATAAGGCTGTGCTGACCACAACTCGAACCACCATCGAAAAGCCCGAACTCAAGGATACTCCGTTATTCAACGCTGACGGGACTGCAATTATGGTTGACGGGAAACAACTTACCCGCAAACTTTAGTGCCGAAAGAGAGCATTAATCTCAGAGATACAAGCCAATTAACGCTTGATATCAAGTCTCTGGTCGGAATCCTCGCAATAATCTTGTCAATCGCCGGTGTCTACTTCACGCTTACAGGTGAGATTAGCCAGCTTCAATTGGATGTCGTTAGGATGCGGGACAGTGTTGGCATGAACAGCGAGTTTAGAGTTATGTGGCCGCGTGGCGAAATGGGGGCGTTGCCTGATGACGCTAAACAGGACTTGCGAATCGAGTATATCCAGGGTGATGTCGAGTCCATCAAAGTGAAACTTGATGACCACCTAGCTGAACATAACGCCCCATAAGACTCACTAATGGGGAAGACCAGGCAGAAGGAAATCATAACCCAAGTTACGAAACCATTTCGTTTGTTACTTAATTCGTAAATATTACATTAACGAAAATAGTAATTTATAATTCAATACCCCGTATCAATACCCCAATTAAATCAAGACCCCCATTTTATCTCAAAACCCAACATCGCTATCTGCATCCGATCCTTTCCTTTCAAGGTTGAAGGCCGCTGATTTGGCGGCTCTTGCCCACTTTTCAATTTCTGTGGGCTGAGTTATAGCCTGGGACTGAATCGCGTGAGCCACCGTGTTGCTGACAAACGGCATGTACCAGCGATCTACATAATCAGAAGTGGTAGTGGTAGTGGGGGCTGATGGGGATGGTGCATTGGCAGGTTTTTCACCTACAGACCAGTCGTTCAGCCAATTGATTGTGACATCCCCGTATTGGGACTCACTTGTCTCGAATGCTATCTCCGAACCGATAGGGGCATTTTTTATCGTAAAATCACTGCAAGAGTAGTATTTTCCATTAACTTTGACCGAGACGGTCTTGCCTGATTTTGAGTCTTGAATACTTTCAATTTTGCCTGTTATCATTCTCTGTCTCCTTATAGTTTTTATTAAATATCGGGTCTTTTTCAAGCCATTTTATGAGTTCTTCCATTTCTTCATTCCATTTTTCCCATTGCTGTTGCTCCTCCTCTTGGGCTTTTTGCCACCAAAAATCACTCATCGTGATGCCTATCGTTGCACTCACGGCAAGAGCAGTGCATTTTCTTTTTGCTGCAAAAAAAGCAAACCGAGTCCAGAGCGAGTGGAGGACGGTATGTGGTTTCATCCAGAACTTTTTCCCGTTCTTCGGGGGTCATACGTTCAATCATTTTCATGGCTGAAATTCCTAGATTCACATAGTTCATCCCACGATTCATTACAGTATTCATTTTCGTCCAGAGAATTGAACCCCACATCATCCGAGTCCTCCATCCTTCCGTGGTGGTGGCAGAAGAAAATATTAGAAATTGTTTTGATGGCGTGAAACACTCCGGTGGGGGTGGATTCCACTTCTGGGATTTTCACGGCTTCCAGTTCGCCGTCCTCGTCCGTCTCCAAGGTGTAGCCCTGATTGGCGAGGTCTATGGCCAGCTCAAAGAATGGCTTGTCCTCAGCATCCTGTATCGACACATCTCCTGGTAGTTTTATTTTCATTTGTATCTCCTGGTTATTACCCACGTTTGACTGTTATACACTATTGAGAAATTAATTCAAGTAATTCCTTGCATTTAATTTTTAAGGTATTTATACTGCATTTTAAACAAAGAGAGGAAACACCATGAATGGAATTGAAAAAGCTGTAAAAAAGTCAGGCAACGCAAATAGACTGGCTAAGATGTTGGGAGTAGACAGAGGGCTTATCTCCTACTGGCTGGAGGCTGGCTATCCGTCCCCAAAGTATTGCCTTGCCATAAATGACGCAACCGGAATACCTTTGCATGAATTACATCCAGATGTATACCCAAAGCCATAAAGGCTCTTAAACAGAGAATAACGTGGCTTAAAATCAATGTATGGAGGGAAGTTAACCATGAAATCACAGCTGAATAGAATATTAGGCCATTTGAAGAAGGGAAAATCGATCACCCCGATTGACGCTCTGCAACAATTCGGGTGTTTCAGGCTCGGTGGCCGCATATTTGATCTAAGGTCAAAAGGCCATGATATCACCACCAAGATGGTGGGAAAACCAGGAGAGAGGAAAAGGTTTGCCAGCTACAGCCTGCGAAAGAAGAAAAAAGGGGCCAGGGGTTGACCCCTTTAGTTGACACTGTTGACACAAGCCACTGGGGATGGCACGATCAAATATTACTCGTATGGGGAAAGCATACAAGTGGATGAACATTCTACCTCATCTTCTCGCATTTGCAAACTCCACACAAGTCGCTATCGGTCAAATGGACTTCTACGGCTGGCGAAAACAGACATATCTGCTAGGGGGAACAGGGTAATGGCAGCTATTAAGCGAACCTTTGCATGGAGCAATCAAAAGACCCTGGTGACGAATGCAACGAACTCACCCGGAAGCATGAGTTATCCAAATGGTTTAACCGCCATGGGGATAACTTTGCTCGGAATCTTCCCAAAAGCATGGGGTTACAGATGAAAACTACCTTTTCACATGGGCTAAATAATGACAACTCAGAGGAGTACGATTTCACATTCCAGGTCACCTTTGACCGATTTGAAATCTTCAGAATGCTGGATACCATTAGGCGGTGTTTCGCCCATGTCCCCCCCATGAAAGTGGTTGAAAAACCCCCTGAACTGGACAAGCCTGAATGACTCTTCCAACAGAAAAAGATGTGGAGAAAGCCCTTCACTACGTTGCTTCAACTGATGAGACACACGCCAAAGAGATAGCTCATGTAAAAGCTCTGGAGCATCAAGTAAAAACAATAAAGGCCCTAGCCTACCTGGATGCCGATGGCACAGTGGGCGAAAGGACGGCTACGGCTGACTCAAGCCAGGTCTATCAGGCCTGGATAAACACCTATGAAAATGCGGTAGCCACCTCTGAAACCACGAAGGCCAAGCGAAAACGTGCGGAATTAACCATTGATGTCTGGCGTTCGATCAACGCTAACAGGAGGATCGCCAATGTATAGGACGCGATACAAAAAATATGGCAACACAAAGACTGAATACGATGGCTATACCTACGACAGCAAGTTCGAGGCCGGTATTGCCAAAGATTTAGATATACGCCTGAAGGCCGGTGAGATTAAGGAATGGGAACGCCAGTTTAAAGTTGAGATGTGGGCTTGTGACCATGACGGTGAACCCAAACTTAAAAAGACACACAAGATTGATTTTAGAATACATGAGCTGGACGGGAGTTTTACCCTTCTCGAAGCGAAGGGATTTGAGACTGCGGACTACCGGGACAGGCGTAAGTGGCTGGAATCTTTCTGGCTCCCCTTAAATTTAGACCACGAATATGAGGTGATCTACAACAAATGATTAAAATTACAGGAGATGGAGGTCATGCCAGGGTTATCAAGTCAATGATTGATAATTCAAAATCAAGCCCAGAAGATTGGCAATTTATTGCCATTGGAGATAACAAGGCTCGAAAGATGGAAGCCAAGAAAGTAGAGGGGAAATTCGCCACAATTGCCCACCAGAGTGCCATTGGCTATGAGGGCATGCGGGTTGGGGAAGGGAGTGTGGTCATGGCTGGAGTCATTATCCAGGCTGGGGCCAAGATCGGAAAACACTGCATCTTGAACACCGGATGCTCAATTGACCATGATTGCGTCGTAGGGGATTTTGTCCACATTGCCCCAAATGCGGTCCTCTGTGGGAACGTCTCCGTCGGAGAAGGTGCTTTGGTTGGGGCAAATTCAACCTGTCTGCCGGGGACCAAAATCCATCCCTGGTCCACCGTGAGAGCAGGGTCGGTGGTGAAATGAGCAACCCCTATCAGGTAGTTAAAGACTTTGAAGCTGCCCTGTCTGACTACACAGGCGCACCATTTGTCGTTTGTGTGAATAGCTGTACGGCTGCATTAGAGTTATCTCTATTATGGACAGCTAGCCAAGTTAAAAGAAAGATGAAGATAGTCTGCCCAGACAGAACATATATATCTGTCCCGATGGTAATCAAACGAGCCGGATTTAAATTCGAGTGGATTGATAGGCTTGGTGCATGGTCGGGCGGCCACTATTCACTATTTCCTTACAATATTATTGATTCTGCTTGCCGATTTACCTTTGGGATGTACGAACGATCCCAGTTTCAGTGCGTATCCTTTGCCGCAAACAAGATTTTAGGTATAGAACAGGGCGGTGCAATACTCCATGATAACCCTTATGCCGATAAGTGGTTCAGGAGGATGAGATTTGATGGCAGGACTGAGGGCGTTGATCCAAAAGATGATACCTTTGACTTGGTAGGCCTTCACTGCCCCATGTTACCCAGTATTGCAGCACAGGGCATCCTACGGCTTCACCACTTACCTAAACACAATGATGATCTAGTATTCGATTATCCCGATCTATCCAAACACGAGGCATTCAAATGAAAAAGAAAATCTGCATCGTTAGTGGGAGCAGGGCTGATTACGGTCTTTTAGAATGGCCGATTAAAGTCTTGTCTGAGGACGATACGTTTGATGTGTGGTATGTAGATATACCAGCCCTCAGCGAACACGGACATACGCCCAAACAACTGTTAGATTGGGAATTCTGTATGGCTAACTGGTGTCTCGGTCCAGAGCGGGGGTTGCCGGAAGAAATGGACTTGGTTTTATTGTTAGGGGACAGAGAGGAAATATTGAAAGTTGCATTAGATTGTCATCTTATGCGAATCCCAATAGCCCACATAGCTGGGGGAGATGTTACTGAAGGATCATACGATGACGCTATGCGAGATTGTATCTCAAGAATGGCTGATATCCATTTCGTCACCTCCACATCCGCTATGGCTCGGCTCACCCACATGGGTTGTACGAATGTCCATTTGGTCGGCAATCCAGGGATTGACTACATCAAGAATGCTGACTGGAAGAAGGAAAGACCGATTAACGAGCCGTATGTGGTCGTGAATTATCAGGCTGAGACTATAGATGGGACCAACGAGATAGAAGAAATTATTGATAGTTTGGCTGGAAAACATGCTGTATTCATCCTGCCAAACCCAGATCGCGGGAGCGATGACATAACCCGCATAATCGACCACGCTAAAACAGAAAAGGACATTGTTCACGAATCACTCCCCCATGATGAATACCTTAACCTCATCTATCACTGTGATGAACTTATAGGCAATAGTTCAAGCATGCTGTACGAAGCCCCGGAGCTTGAGGTGAAGACCAGGATGATTGGGAAGAGGCAGAGAGGGAGGACAATCCCGTGGGGAGATGGATTGGCCAGTCAACGGATTCTTAATATATTGAAGTACACACTATGAAAACTAAAATAATTAGTAAATTTGAATTAACTCCAGAAAATTGGCTGATGGGTGACTTGGATGTGGATGAGAGCCTATTAGAACCGATATTCCGTAAATTCCTTAATGAAAATTTTAATGAGATGTTGAATGATATTTCTGTGTGGTGCATGGATGGAAATGAGCTACAAATAAATTTCGGGTTGGAAAATGGCATGGCGCAAATCAATCTGGAACTTGATGATGCATTTTGTGCTTTATTGGATGAAAACAATGGAGGATTTGAAAAACAACACGAAGCGGCATTAAAATTAAGAAACTTGGCAGACAGGATAGACAAAGCTGCGGAGAAATGGGAGAGCAACGCGCTATGACCTTCGTCATAGCAGAGGCCGGTGTTAACCACGATGGACATATGGTCAAGGCGTATAAACTTATCAATGAGGCCAAGAAAGCCGGTGCTGATGCGGTCAAGTTTCAACTTTTCAACAGCCATTATTTATGGGGCGATGACAGAATAACCCAATATGAATTGAGCCAGACTCAAATAAAACAATTGAAGGATTACTGTGATGAGGTCGGGATCGAATTTATGTGTACCCCCTTTGATGTTGAAGCGGTCAAATTTCTAACCCCACTAGTCAAGCGACATAAGATAGGATCGGGGTGCCGTAAGGCGGATATATTGGTGGCCGTGTCCGAAACCGGACTACCCGTGATAATGTCTATGGGGATGAGTGATAGGGAAGAAATGTGGAGATGTGGAAGCACATTCTCCCGCACAGATTTGACGATATTGCATTGCGTGTCATCGTATCCATGTAGTCCAGAAAATGTGAATTTTAATATTATGAAGTCCATACCGTGGAAGCGTCCGTGTAAATACGGCTTTTCAGACCACACTACCGGCATACTTGCTTCACCTGTTGCGGTGGGTATGGGGGCAGTTGTCATTGAAAAACACCTTACCCTGGACAGAGGCAGTGAAGGACCTGACCATACTAGCTCAATTGAGCCACCTCAGTTCAAGCAAATGGTTGAGAACATCCGAGAAGTTGAGGTGATGCTTGGATCAGGCGAAAAGAAAATATTACCCTGTGAAAAAGAATTGAGGGAGCTTTGGTATGCTGGGAAAGGATAAAGTACTGGGGGTCATCCCAGCGAGGGGAGGCTCTAAACGGACTCCCCGTAAGAATATAAAAGAGTTTCGTGGCAAGCCATTAATCCAATGGTCAATCGAATCAGCACGAGAATCACGGCTGCTGGACAAGTTTGTTGTCTCGACAGATGACGCAGAAATACACCTGTTCGCCGGATATCAGGGAGTGGAAGTCATTGCCCGACCGGCTGAATTAGCAACCGACACCGCCATGAATGAGGATGTCCTGCGACACGCCATGACGGTCTATCCTGATTATGAATGGATAGTCCTGTTGCAACCTACAAGTCCGTTAAGGGAGGGTAAAGACATTGATTCCTCTTTGATCTTAGCCAATGAGGAAGGATGGGGATGTGTGTCGTATTGTGGGGAAGAAAAAAACGGTGCGGTGTATGTTTGTCATGCCCTGTTTTTGGACAAGGGCTTTAACTTTGACCGCACACACAGAATAGCAAGATATCAAATGCCAGATGAGCGTTCACTGGATTTGGATTATCCTGATCAATTTGAGGAAAAATAATGACAAAATACGGACTGCCTGAAGAAGTTAAATTCTGCAAAAGATGTGTTATATCAAACCAGCGACCTTCATCGACCATCGAGTACGAGCATACGATTGACTCGAAAAAAGAGACTATTTACTTTGATGATGAAGGAATATGTGATGCCTGTAGAATTGCCGAGGCCAAGGAGTCGGTGGACTGGGAATCAAGGCAGAAGGAATTGATTGATTTGTGTGATCGCCATAGAAGTAAAAACGGTGCTTTTGATTGTGTTGTTCCGGGTTCTGGTGGGAAAGATTCATTCTATGCTGCCTATGTTTTAAAGCACGATTACGGGATGCACCCCCTCCTGGTCACTTGGGCACCCCACATCTATACCGATGTTGGCTGGAGAAATCTGCAAAAGTGGCAAGCGATCAGCGATCATATCCTTCACACCCCAAACCGTAATACCCACCGGCTATTAACCCGGCTTGCGGTTGAAAACCTGTTACATCCTTTTCAGCCTTTCATTATCGGCCAAAAGACCCTAGCCCCTAAAATAGCCTCTCAGTATAAAATAAAATTAGTCTTATTTGGCGAGAGCGAGGCAGAATATGGCAATCCTAAATCGAGCTGGAATGCCCAACGGCCTAAAGGCTTCCATGCGATGCCCCATAATTTGAATATTGGGGGTGTCCCATTGCACGAATTGAGGGAAAAATATAAACTCACGGAATCTGAATTGGATGCTTACATCCCCCTGCATATGGAGGATTTAGACCGATTCCCCGTCCAGGTTAATTACCTTGGCTATTACCTCCGATGGCACCCCCAAAGCTGTTATTACCACGCCCAGCAACATGGGGGCTTTGAATGTGCCCCTGAGAGAAGCCCAGGAACTTGGTCAAAGTATAACTCCATCGATGACCGCCTGGATGACGCGCATTACTACACAACCTGGATCAAATTCGGTATTGGCAGAGCAACGTATGACGCCTCTCAGGAAATCAGAAGCGGGGATATTGATAGAGAAGAGGGCGTGGCGTTGGTCCACAAGTATGATGGCGAATACCCAGAGAGGTTTGAAGAGGAGGTTTTTGAGTACCTGTCCGTGGATGGTTTCCCACAAATGACACGCGCTTATTTCCTGGAATTATGTGAGAAATTCAAATCTGAGCATCTGTGGGACGGTAACAAATTGCTGCATGAGGTTGAATGAATTGTCCAACCAGACATAACCCGACATAACTCGACATAGACTTGACATAACCCGACATAACCAGACATTCAATGAAGAGAACAATTATAAAACTGATAGACGGCATTAAATTTAAGGTTTGCAGAGGTGCCAATGGTTGTCAGAAGCTGCTCAAGCTCACAGTTCATTTTGACAAAAAAGCCTACATATCAAGCAGAGATGGTGACACGCTTTTTGAAACAAACTGTAAAAGCTGCCGGAGGAGAATGAGCCACAAATACCGTCAGGAAAAGGCCAAGGGAAGGAAAGTCAAGCGGGCAGATGAGGGCAGGGCAATCTCTTTAGTGACGGAATCTCTATGGAAACCAACCGGGAAACCAATCGTAACAGGGATGTTCGGTGGTGGATAACGTCCTGATCACAGGCGGTACGGGCACACTTGGGAAAGCGATGACCAAACGCCTTCTCAAGGATGGCTGTGGGAGAATCTGTATCTATTCCAGGGATGAATTAAAGCAAGCTGAGATGCGAACTGAGTTCAAAGATGATCCACGACTGCGGTTTTTTATCGGAGATGTGCGTGACCTTCCCAGACTCAGAAGGGCACTGGAAGGGATTCA